CACGAGGGAGCACACTGCCACTGCGACCAAGAAAAACGCGGCGATCAGCACTCCTTCGGGCATCACGAGACTCCAGCTTTTCGCGCACCTTGTTCCACACGAAGTCGTCGTAGCTGCGCCCGCTCGACGTCTTCTTCTCGTCCACCAGTTGGCTCAGCGAGTCGTTGCGACCCTGCAGCGCCAAGCCGTACGCCATGACCAAGTCGTCCTTGTCGTTGCCGCGGGCGCGCTCCGTGCCCTGGTCGTCGAACTCCATCGTCCGCAGCTCGCTGAGCAGCCGCTTGTCGCGCGTGAACGCGAGGCTGGTGTTCAGCGCGTCGTGCACGTTGCTGACCAGCATCTTGCGGGTGTGGTTGTCCGTGCGCCAGCCGAGCTGCGCCGCGAAGGGGTCGCGCCCCATCACGTTGAACAACCGCGTGCGGTAGATGTTCGGGTAGCGGAACGTCTCCGACAGCCGGGTGACGACCACGATGCCGGGGCCGTTGATCTCGGGCACCAGGAGCGCGGTGTTGTAGTAGAGGCCGACCGCCACGCAGCAGGTCGTGAACTCGTCGGGCGTCAGGTAGCCGTGCCACGTTGCGACGTGCATGCCGTTGTCGCGCTCGATCACCACGCAGCACGAGTAGTCGGGCCTGCCGTCGGCGTAGCTGTGCTGTCGCTTCCTGTCCATCGCCGTGCGGTCCTTCTTGCGGCCCTCGGCGACGTCGATTCCGCAGACGTACTCGCGGCCCTCGATCGGGTAGTCCCAGATCTGGAAGTTCCCGGCCCGGTCAGCAACCAGCTCGGGCTTCACGCCACCCCCAGGAAGATGTTGCCGGTGAACAGGGGCGCCGTGGCGTTGTGCTCCAGCTCGGCAATGCGCTCCTGGTTGAAGACTGGCGAGCCACTGGTCAGGAAGGCTTCTTCGGCCTCGGAAGGGTACTCCTGCTGGAACTTCCGAGCGGATCCCTGCAGATCGTTCTGGATCTTGTAGCGCCGCCAGTGGAGCTGTTCGAGTGACAGTTTGTGTCGTTCACCGAGGCGTCGTTCGAGGAGATCGAGAGATCGTCCGAAAGCATTTCGGTGGTCGTTGGACGGGAACGGAAGGACGTACTCTGGATCCCAAAACCAAGGAGCAAAGAAAGCCACCGCATTGGACCGGCCATCGGCAGCAGCCTTCCACGCATCGTAGAACTCGCCGCGTCGACCCTTGGCAGTGCTCTCGTAGAAGATGCTGGTGTCTGGACGGGCGGGGACCGCCTGCAGAAGGCCCGTGAGAGTCTCGGTAGCGTCCTCCCACATTGGTAGTTCGCTGCAGTGCAGGTTGTGGACCGTGAGGCTTCGGCCGGCGGAGAAGTTGCCGGCGGTCTTGGTGTAGAAGGTCGAGCCATTGTCGGAGAACTCCAGGGTGTTCGCGCGGTCGCGGCCGGCGATCCTGGGGAACCACTGGTTCTTGCGGATGAAGGAGGTCTTCTGGAACATCTCCTCGGTCGAGGTATCGTCGTATGACACCGTCATGGAACGTCGGTGGGACTCCCGGTCGCACTGCTCGTACTGCCACGCCTGGATGAACGTCGAGAAGCCGAGCTGGCGGGCCTTCAAGACAACCGCGCGGATGGGCAGCCCCTCCGCGCGGCAGAACTCGATCACCTCCTTGTAGAACCGCCGCTGGGCGAAGTTGGGGACCAGGAGCTTCACGACACCGGGCTCCTTGGTCTGGATCCAGTGCGTCTTGCTGATGAGCTCTAGTTCGTCGGGCCAGAGAGTTCGCAGCAGCTTCCGGCCCATGGCGCCGCGCTTCGGGACGGGCGCGGTCTCGATGGCGGACCGGAAGCCGTCGAGGAGCTCGGCTTCCTTGCGGGTGTAGATCCGCTCCAGCTCCTCCCGGAGCGGGATCACGCCGGGACCGGCACCTTGCGTTCGACCAGCTCCGTCTCCGGGATCACCCCGAAGATGCCGCTCTCATGCACGACGAAGATCCCCTCGTCCTTGACCGGGTCGAGCTCCAGCTTGCGGGCGCCCAGGTGGTCGAACAGGACGCAGTCGCCGTTCATCAGCCCGTGGCCATGGACGTCGTCGCCCATGCTGACGATCCGTCCGTAGGCGAACTTCTGTCCGAAGTTGTCAGGTAGCTGGATCCCACCGTCAGTCTCTGTCTTCTTCTTGCTGGGGATGCGGATGAGCAAGTGCTTGCCGTATGCCTTGGCGTTCAAGACGCCTCCTTGGGTTTGGTTCCGTCAGCCAGTTTCTTCAGCATGATCTCGAACTTCTTGACCGCATCGTCGTCCTCGGCGGGCGCGACCTTGCCAGCCAGGGCGGCGTAGGTGGCGACGTTGGCCTTGTGGGCCTGGATGCGGTCAGCGGTCTTGCGGCGCTCGTCGCAGACGATGTCGTCCATGACCTGCACGCCGCGGGAGAGGGCGCCCTCGATCCGGACCTTGAACTCCTCGAACACCAGCGTCCGGTAGAGCGGGCTCACGAGCACCGCTCGGAGCGCGTCGGGCGTCATCCCCAGGGCCTCGGCCATCGCCTTGGTCGTCAGCGGGACGCCGGGGTCGGTCGCGACGCCGAGGATGGCCCTGGTGAGGACCAGCATCTCGCGGGAATCCTCTGGCAGGTCGCGGGCGCCGATGAGCCTCATGCGGCAGGGACGGTAGCGCCAGCAACAGCACCCGGCCAGAGGCGGACATGGGTTACCATCCCGAGCAACCGCCAACCCAAGAGGACGACGATGCGAACGATGGCTGCAGACGTGAGCCTGACGGCGACAGCCGGCCTGCTGATCCTGGTGCCCAACGGCATCCGACACTCCCAAAGCACAGGCGCCCTGACGGAGTGGGACGTCTGGCTCGGGGCCTGCCTGCTGAACGAGCTGCGACTCAGCGCGTCAGTGGCTGCGGTCGTCACCCTCAACTTCTACTGCGGCATCAACGACAGCTCGGGCTTGATCGTGACCGGTGGCACCAGCGCCTTCACCGAGCGCTTCCGCGTGTCGCTGGCGACGGACGGACCCTCGACGATGTTCGGCACCCTCGGCGGTCTCGTGGACCCGTTCGCGGCCGGATCCGTCGTCGGTGCCGGCACGCTGCTCATCAGCCCGCAGGTCACCGCCCTGCGGAAGATCCGGGCGACGGAGGTCATCGGCATCCCGGCCAACGGCCAGCTCCGCTTCCCGATGGGCGGCATCAGCGTCCCGACCGGGCTCATCATCACCGCGTCGATCGCGTCGATCACGGGCCGCGTCCAGGCCGAGGCCGACTTCGTGCCGCACGTCTCCGGCGCCTACCGCAAGAAGATGCGGGGAGCGGTCCGCGGGCAGGCCACGGCCGGTGGTGCCGCGACCTTGACCGATGCTGTCGCCAACTGGGCGGTGAACCAGTTCGCCAACAGCACGCCCAATCCCACCGAGGTGCTCATCACCAAGGGCACCGGCGCCGGCCAGACCCGCACGATCACCAGCAACACCCAGAACGTCCTCACCGTCCCAGCGTGGACGACGCAGCCAGACGCCACCAGTGGCTACGAGATCCGCACCGGCTCGCTGCAGGGCCAGATCCCGCCGTTCATCGCCGCATGAGAATCCTCGTCGCACCGAGCCGGAAGACCTTCATCGCGCACCACCTGCGGGCCGCGCTGTCGAAGTTCGACAGCATGTCGAAGGTCGAGTCGATCGCGATCATCGAGCGGGTCGTCGGCGTGATGGGCGCCGTCAACTGGGCCAAGGACCACAACGTGCCGCTGGTCCGCTTCGGGTTCGTCCGGGGACGTGGCAAGGACCTCTACGAGGAGGCCCTGCTCAACTCTGTCACCCAGTTCCGGCCCGACCTCGTGCTCGCCGTCTGCGTGACGATCGGCGGCCAGCGGCTGCTCGACATCTGCGCCCGCGCCGGCGTGCCCGCGATGATCGCCAACTTCCCGTCGATGCGCCGCGTCGTCGGCCACCAAGTGGAGTGGCGCTACGAGGACCCGCGCTCCCAGGGGAAGGGGTCCTTGGCTGGGTCACGCGGCGTCACGCCGCCCTTCTTGGCCGCCTCGTCGTAGGCGGCATCGAAGGCCCGCATCGAGGCGATGCCCTTCTGCCGGTCGGCCGTGCCGGGTGCAGGCAGCGGCGCCACCCTATCGGCCGGCGGCGGGTTGGCCTTGCGGTAGTCCCGCACGTCCTCCAGCCGCCAGACCAACCGCTCGGGCTCGATCACCAGGGCCGCGAACATCCGCTGCGCCCGGCGCGGGTCGTCGGCCATGTCGCGGATGTAGTCCCGCAGCATGCTGAGGTCCTCGGCCGTGATCTTGAGGGCGTCGAGCGCGGCGGCCAGCTCGATCCGTCGCGGCCGATCCAGCGTGAGGACGCCGAGGTCTCTGAGTACGACTTGATCCACAGGTACCATTGCTCCCTCTCCGCTTCCAGTCCCAGAGGACTTCAAGAGTGAGTGAGTGAGTGAGGAGGTTCTTGTACTGTACCAGAACCAGATGAGCGGTACCGTACGTACTGACGACACCCGACGGGTGTCAAGAAAAAACCCCAGCAGGCGGTCAGGCCGGCTGGGGTTCGGGCGGTCGCAGGAGCTCCGATTGGGAGGACTGGATGTCGAGACCCGCCACCGGCATCCGGTTCCACGCAGCGGCCGGAGACGGATCTTGACGGCGGCAAGGTAGCGCCAGCTACGGATTTTGCAAGGACCCCTTGCGCGCCGGCCCCCAGGTCGTCACCCTGTGACACCGATGACCGCTCCACGCAGCGAGATCGCCGTCGGCGCCTGGGAGCACATTGTCCGGTTCTTCGTGCAGGGGGAACCCAAGGCCCAGCCTCGACATCAGACGACAGCGCTGATGGACCGGCACGGCAAGCCGATCGTGGATTCGACCGGGCGGCCGGTGCTGCGCCAGTACACCCCCGACAGCGCCGACGCCTGGAAGCAGGCGGTGCAGGTCGACGGCCACCCGCACCGGCCCGAGCACGCCATCGCCACCCCGGTCGGCCTGAAGATCGCCTTCTTCATGCCGCGGCCGAAGCGGCTGATGCGGAAGTCGGACCCCGACTACCCGCTGGAGCATCCCGTCCGCCCCGACC